AAGACACTTCCGGTAGATATGCAATGGCAGCTTCTACTAAAGGAGATGATTATGTTAGAACTAAATCATTTGTTCCGAATGTAGATGCATATAAAATCACCGGAGATAAAAAAGGCCGAATGATTGCAAAAGGCATAGATGCTATAGAATTAAATTTAGATGTAGATCCATTAGCATATGATAACGGAGATCCAATAAGTGCATCAACTGTTAGAACCTCATTAGCTGACAATGATTATAAAACATTTAAAGCATCATATCCAAAACAACAAGATGCTGTAATAAGCAATGCATGGGAAATATTAACCAATAAACCAGCTCTAACTAAAGAATGGTGGGTAAAAAATCTACAACCAGGATTTCATGAAATGTTAGAAGGCTCCATGGGTCAAGACTCTTCCGAAAAACACAAAGAAAAATTAAAAAAACTTAGATCATTTTTAGATAATAATCATGGCAAAGAATTTGTATATGATTTTGATGAATTTAATAAAACTGTATTTGGAGCTAAACTAGGCAATAAATTAAATGAATCAAAACAATTGATAGCTGAAGGCGGCGCCGGCGGTCATATGAATCATCCATATGATGATCATGCATTAACTTTCAATGACATGAAAGAAATGGTGTCACGAGCATTGCAAGGACGATTAGATATTGAAGAAGCTGTAACTGAAAAAACTGATGGTCAAAATATATTTGTAACATTTAAAGACGGACAAATTGGATTTGCTCGAGGCATACGCACAATTAAAAATCCAATGTCAGTTCAAGCTATACAAGATAAATTTGCCGGAAGAGGTGCAGTATCTAGAGCATTTGGATTATCTGCCGAAGATTTAGCAGAAGCATTTAGTCGTGTTGATCAAAAAAAATTAAATGGTATTTTTAAAAATGGCAAAGTATTTGCTAATATGGAAATTATATATCCAGAAACAAAAAATACTATAACATACGAAATAGCAGTATTACAATTTCATAATCTAGTAGAATTTGATTTAGAAACCGGAAAAGCAGTATTAACAGACATGACTGGTGGAAAACTTATTCAAAGCGTTGTTCAAGAAGCTAATGCTCATTTGCAAAAAACATTTTCTTTTATTCCTCCACATCAAATTAAATTAGGTCGTATAACAGATTTTGAAGATCAACAACAAGCATTTTTCAATGAAATAGATCAATTAAAAGATCGATACGCTTTAAAAGAAACTGAACTAGTTACTGAATATCATAAAGCATGGTGGGCAGAAGTAATAGAAAAACAAGCTGCTAAAATGAATTATTCTATTTCAGAAAATATTCTAGATGATTTAGTATACAGATGGGCTTTTAATGTTAAAACAACAAGAATAACAAATATTTTAAAAAGCATTGAATCTGAAGAATTTAAAACATGGGTAACAACATTTGATAAAAATGATTTTAAAACATATCAAAAACAAAACATGGAACCATTTGAAAATATCTTTTTACGATTAGGAGTTGTTGTTTTAAAAAATGCACAAAACTTTTTATCAGCTAATCCAGATAAAGCTGTACAAGATTTAAAACAAGATTTTTCTAAAACAATTGAACAATTACAAACAGCAGATAATATTAATGCACTTAATAAATTAGAACATGAATTAAAAAAAATAGAACGACTTGGAGGAATTGATGCAATAGTTCCAACCGAAGGAGTTGTATTTGTATATAAAGGCAAGACATATAAATTAACAGGTGCATTTGCTCCAATAAATCAAGTAGTAGGAGCGTTAAAGTACGCACGATAATATTTATATAAAATATATAGGAATAACCAATGGCTCGCACAGACAAACATAAAACTAAGTATAAAGAATCAAGTATAAAAGATTTTAAGAAATCTCAAACCGCAGAAACCAGAAAGGACATCAAAGATTATACTGCTGAAGATAAAGATGGAGGAATGAATCCTAATTCTACAAAAGAAAAACAACAAAGAGTTTTACGTAAAACAGATAAAGCATATGAAGATACTGGGGACATATTACCTAAAAATTCTGCAAAGTATTATAAAGTCGAAGGCGATCATGATCCTAAATATTCTGCAAAAGAAAGAGCTAAACTTCAAGACGAAGATGAAAAAACGAGTAAAGATGAAATAAAAGATAAAATAGAAAATCTTACTAGAGAGCAAAAAGAAAGATTAGTTAGAGAATATGTTCGTAGAAAAATCAAAAAAGTTTTAGCTGAAAAGAAAAATGCTAAACCAGATTTTCTAGATGTAGATAAAGATGGCGACAAAGATGAAGATTTTAAAAAGGCTGTTAAAGATAAAGAAGCTAAAAACGAACAAACACCAGCAGGTGATCCGTCAGCAGATACCCCGGAAGAAGAAGACGAGATAGAAGCCCCACCAGAAGACGAGACAGAAGAGCCAGAGCCAGAGCCAGAGACAGAGGAAGAAGAGGAAGAGGAAGAAAATGTTGCTCAAATTTCAAAAAAAGTTGATGATAAAGAAGAAGAAGAAGAAAAAGAAGATGACGATGATACAGTCGATGACGTTGTTTCTGACGAACGAAAAGAAATTAAACGTTATTTAAATTTAGCATTAAAACTTAGAAAAGCACAAAATTCAACTAAAGCTGTCGACATAATAAAACCTATATTAAAATTAGGAATTAAACATTTTGATGAGGCATCTAAAAATGATTTCTGGGTAATTTTAGAAAAATATGTTAAACCAAAAAGTTTAGGTGGTGAGTCGGACTCAGACAACTCAACTGATTCACTTCCAACTAATTCTAATTTAACTTAGGATTTAATAAAAAAAATACATATAATATTATTATGGCAAAAAAGTTACAAAATATCAAAGCTATCAAACAAATGATAGAAGGTAACCATCGTACCCAAACTAAAAATAACATAGGTATGTATACTGGAAATATACATAAAAAACGCGATGTTGGTGAAAAATGGGAAGAAACAATAAATGGTACTATCTATGAAATTGAACAAAAACAAGGCTTTCGAGTTAAAAAACCAAAAAATTCAATAGCTGAAGAAGTTAAAACATATTTAAATTCATTTCCAAATTGTAAAGGTGATTGTACATGTACAACTCCAACAGAGTTAGACAAAAAAATGAGAACAATACACGGAATGTGTTTTGATTGTGTTATAGAAATGGAAAATAACCTTAGAAAACAAGGAAAATTTGAAGAATATGAAAGAACTAGAATTCGTAATAATGCGATGGCTTGGTTAAAACGAGCTGAAGAAGATGTAAAGTTATTAAAAGAAACATATACAAAATCTGCAGAGTTCGTACAAAACACAGACGGCGACACTGAAACATGGCATGCAAAAATGACACCAACTGAATTTGAAGATACAGTTCAAAAACAATTTGATGTATTTAAACAACAATTTTTAGACAACATAGAAGAAAAACTTTCTAATGTAGATAAAATATCATATATAAATTTAAAAAATAAACAAGAAGATGAATCTAATAACGAACTTAATTAAAAAATCATGGAAAGTAATTGCAGGTATTGCTGTGATTATTTTAGGTATAATTACCTTAGGTAATATTCACAAAAGAAAAACAATTAAAAAGATTGATAAAAAGATTGATGAAAACGAAAAAGCTACAGAAAAACTTGAAGGCAAAATTGAACAAGTAGAAGAGCAAAAAACCGAAGTTAAAAAGAAAGTTGTTGCAAAAAAGAAACAAATTGAAAAAACAAAATCATCAAAATCAAAAAAACCAATAACTAAAAAAACGACAACGGCTTCAGCAAAAAAAAATATTATATCTAAAACAAAGAAAAAATGAAATGGATAATTTGTATATTATTTTACATTACATGCAATTTTTCATTTGCACAGATAGACACGTGTTTTACTCAACAACAAATTCATAATATTTCTGAAAAATTAGATTCATTATATTATATAGATTCAATTAATAATCGGTTAGTAAAACAACAATCATTGTTAATAGAAGATCTAGAACATATAATTAAATTAGATTCATTACAAAATCAATATAAACAACAACAAATAATTTTATTAAAAAATAATATTGATTTATATGTTGAACGAGAAAAACGACTTCAACCTAAATGGCATGATAATAAATTATTATGGTTTAGTAGCGGAATATTAACTTCAGCTATAACAAGTATATTTATTATTGAAGCTATAAAATAATATGTCTAATAAACCAAACATAAAAGATTTAATTCGGCAACAGTATACAATGTGTGCTGCCGATCCTATATTTTTTATGAGACAGTATTGTTATATACAACATCCTAAGCGCGGTAAAATAAAATTTAATTTATATGATTTTCAAGAAACATCATTAGATGAATTAAAAGATAATAGATATAATGTAATTTTAAAATCTAGACAATTAGGAATATCAACATTAACTGCGGGATATGCTTTATGGTGTATGTTGTTCAAAGAAGATTTTAATACATTAGTTATTGCGACTACACAAGAAGTAGCTAAAAATTTAGTTACTAAAGTTAGAATCATGCACGACAATTTACCAAGTTGGCTAAAAGGTAATATTGAAGCAGATAATAAATTATCATTAAAATTTAAAAATGGATCACAAATTAAAGCAGTTTCTTCTGCAACAACAGGAGCTCGATCAGAAGCATTATCATTATTAATAGTAGATGAAGCTGCATTTATTAGAAACGTAGAAGAAATATGGATAGCATCACAAGCAACACTATCAACTGGTGGATCTGCAATTGTTCTTTCTACTCCAAATGGTATTGGTAATTGGTTTCATAAAACATGGGTTGATGGCGAAACAAATCCAAATACTGAATGGCATAATATAAAATTACATTGGACCGTTCATCCAGATCGAGATCAAGAATGGAGAACTAGACAAACACATTTATTAGGAGAACGGGGGGCAGCACAGGAATGCGATTGTGATTTTGTTTCCTCCGGACATACTGTAGTAGAGGGTAAATGTTTACAAGATTATGAAAGTAATTGTGAAGAACCAGTAGAAAAAAGAGGTTTTGATAATGCATATTGGATATGGGAATATCCGGATTATAGTAAAACATATGCAATAGTTGCTGACGTTGCTCGGGGTGATGGAGCAGATTGGTCTACGTTTCATGTTATAGAAATTGAATCTATAAAACAAGTTGCCGAATATAAAGGTAAACTTCCTCCAAAAGATTTTGGAAATATGTTAGTTACAGTTGCAACTGAATGGAACAATGCATTATTAGCAATTGAAAATGCAAATATAGGTTGGGCAGCAATTCAACCAGCGTTAGATAGAAACTATGAAAACTTATTTTATACATATAAAGATGATGGATATGTAGATTTAGAAGTTCATCTTAAAAAAGGCTATGATATCAAAGACAAAACAAAAATGGTTCCTGGAGTTTCTACTACTAGTAGAACAAGACCATTAATGATATCTGCATTAGAAATGTATATGAGAGAAAAAACTCCTATTATTAGAAGTAAAAGATTAATACAAGAATTATTTGTGTTTGTTTGGTTAAATGGTAAAGCACAAGCACAAGTAGGATATAATGATGATTTAGTAATGAGTTTTGCAATAGGACTTTGGTTACGAGATACATCATTAAAATTAAGACAACAAGGAATAGACTTAAACAAACGAGCAATAACTAGGCTACAAAAATCGGATTCTATTATTTATACTGGTAAACCAAACTCACATAATACAGGTTGGAATTGGAATAATGGAACAAAAGATGAAGATTTGACCTGGCTTCTGTAGTTACCTATATTTATTAAAAAATAATTATTATAATGGCGTCATTAAGAAAACGTTTACAAAACTTATTTAGTACCAATGTTATCGTACGAGCTTACGGCAAAGACAAAATACGCATTGTTGATACTAACAAATTACAATCTTCGGGTAATATTAGTCAAACTAAATTAGCCGACAGATATACTAGATTGCACGGATCTAATCGATATCGTACTGGAGGGCATGGTGGATATGACTCAAATTACTATGCAAACCAGAATCGTATACAATTATATGTAGATTATGAAATGATGGATAAAGATCCAATTATTAG